CCGTTCCGCATTTCGTCAACCTCCCGAATAAGGGTTTCCCGTTCCCGTAGCAATCTCACGACGTCGGCGCCCAACGCGCCACACGTTCCGGTCCATTGGCCTTGGAATTTTCGCGCCCGCCGTTCGGCGTCGGCTAAATAATCGGCGGGCAGTCGCTCACCCATTGCGCAGCCGCTCCAAATCGCGGTCGCAAAAAATCGGTATCGCTTTCGTGACCTCGCGACGCCGGCCGTCGACCACCAAAAACGTTTGCGACGGCGGTTCGTATGCGGCCTTTATCATCGTCGCGTATGCCGAATACCCAATTACCGATCCATTGCATACGTACCGCCCTGCCCGCAACCACTGGAATTGGTGATAGTGGCCTTGGCACGTAAGGTCGGCCGGTTCGATTTTGTCCCACGCCGCAATTGATTTGTTGATCGGAATTGTGATTCCGCCGACGCCGGCCCCCGAGTAGCGGACCGCGTGGCCGTGGTGAAACCGGATTTTAAATCCGTCGAGGTCCAACACGTTGAGGTATCCGCCGCCGACTTGCCACCGAACGTTCGCGTTCGTTTCCTGCGCGGCCATTTGGATATACGCGTGTTGTTCGAACGAAAAATCCAGTTCGCTCCCGATTAGCAATTTCTCGGTATGCCGGCCGTGGTTGCCGCTGTTCGTGACGACGACGACCTCGCGGGCCATTGCGGCCGTTTGGTCGATAAACGCGCGAATCCGCTCACACGCGAACCGCAGCGCGGCCAGCGGCGGGAGGGCCGCAAGGTTGGCCGTGTCTTGATGGATCGCGCCCGAAAAAAAATCGCCGCCCAACCAAACCACGACGCGGTCGATTGCCACCAACCGGCGTTCGTGTTCCAACAACTCCGCGAACCGCTCGGCCAGTTCGGCTATCCGCGCGTCGGCCGTGTCGAGGTCGAACCGGTTTCGGAAATTCACGGTTTCGGGGGCGACGGTTTCCTCTACGTGCCAATCGGACAGCAACACAACGGCGGTGGCCGAGTGTTTCGCGACCGCCGGCCGGCGCCGCTTGCCCGGGAATCGGGCCGGCCTAATGCCCGCGAGGCCGGCGATTGAATCCGCCCGCGACCGCTCGGCGTCGATTTGCGCAAGCGCCGCTTTATAGCGTCCACGCAACGACGACACTTCCGCGCGGAGTCGGGCCATTTCCGCGTCGGCGGCCAGCCGCTGCGACGATTCCAGCGCGGCCACGACGTCGTCGGCTAACGGTTTGCGAGCCACCGAATTACCCCCTGCCGCCCGACGTTCGAAATGCGGCGTTTGTTGATTAGTTCGGACAGCGTCCCGGCGATTTCGTTAAGCGTGGCGGAACCAAACTCGCCGCGGTGGAACGCGTCGCGGATCGCGTTTAGTTCGGCTGCGTCCTCGGGCGACAAATGATCGAACCACCGCCGCGGCCCCCGCCGGGTTCCGACGGCGTGTTTCAGTTCGTCGACGAGCGGCGGGTGTTTGCGTGGCATTAGTCGTGGTCCTCGGGGAGCCGGAACCCCTCGGCGTCCAGCAACCCCGACAGCGTTTCGGAAAACTCCGACACCGCGTCCTCCGATAAATCAGGCCAACGGGCGTGGATTAGTTCGTGGCAAATCGTGTCCAGCAAATCGACGCCCGACAGGTTGGCCGCGACGCGAATACGCCGCAGCGTGTAATTGCAATCGCCATCGCAACCGCGGAGCCGGGCGGATCGTTCAAACTTCCACCGCTGGTCGCCCACGTATACGGTTCGCGTCCGGCGGCGGCGTTTCATTGGGTCAACCGGGTGAGGGTGAACGACTCCGTTTTGGCCCCGGTCGGCCGAAACGCCAACGCCTGTTTTTCCGCGGTTTCGTCAATGTTTGCCGTCGCGATCGCCCTAACGTTGCCGTTCCCGGCGGCGCCCACGACCACGGCCCGCGCCCCGTCACCCCAATCGCGGACCGTCCACCGCTGGCCCGGCGGATCGTCGCCGGCCACCGTCCCGTCGTCGGCCAACCACACGGCCCCGCGCGGGCCGACCCACGGTCCGACGAGGCCGGCGGCGGCGAACCGCTCGGCGTCGGACTCGTCGTCCCGGCGGTAGATACTGCCGGACCAGACGCGGCCGAGGGCCGCCGCGGCGTCGGGGGCGAATCGCCGGCTATGGATCGTCGGCAACACGCGTCCCGCGGCGATTGCGGCCTTTCCGCCGGTGGCGTGTTGAAACACCACGTTCCCGGTGGAGTCGTGTTGTTCGATCGCCGGCGCGTGCCACCGGGCGTTCCGGCCGGGCATCGTGTACCGCGCGTCGGCCAAATGCCACGCCAACAAAAACGTATCTTTGTCGCCGTAGACGACCCGGTACACGCGGTCGCTCCAATCGTTGAGGAACCACGCGACGTCGAGGGCCGACAAATGCCGGCGGCGGTCGACCAGCATTTGGCCCGACTCAAACGCCCGCGCGGGTTTGTGGGTCAACCCGACGGCGGCCCACGCGGCCGGCGGAATCCATTCGGTCCGCGGCGGCTGCGGCTTAAGGTCGGGCCAAAAAAAGGCGCCGGTCCGTTCGTACCCGAGGTCGTCGAATAGATAGGCGGGGTCGCGGACCGGGACGTTATCCGCGTCGAGAAATAGCGCCTCGGCAAACGAGCAATGGCGCATTGCGAACGCTTTCGTTTCCCACCCGCCGAGGTTCCGCGGCGTGATCCCGCGGGCCGCGCAAAACTGGTCGGCGTAAACCAGCGACACGCCGGGGACGCCGGCCAACGCCGCGGCCATTGGGCCGTCGATTTCGTGGCGGCCGAGCGTCCAGACCTCCACCGGCAGTTTGCAGCCGAGGCCGCGTAGCGTGTGGATTAGATGCCACGCGAGCCGGAAATACCGCTCGCCGCCGGCAACGGTGACGATCCCGCGCGACGCGACCACCGGGGGAAGCATCCACGGCAAGTTTGCCAGCCGCGCGGACAGCGCCTCGCGGAAAAAATGGGCCAACGTCGCGTCGTCCATGCCCCCAATCGTCGCAGCCGGGGGCCGCCGCCCCGAGGGGGGATGGTCGGCCTACGCGGTTTGGATTCGCCACCAAAAACACCGCGTAAACGGCGCTTGGGTCGATGGAATCGTGTACGGGTATTCGACGACGCCGCCGCCAACTAGCGTGTCCTCGTCTTGGCGGGACAGGGTGATTTGGTCACCAAACGTCCACATTTGGTAGGACGGTTGGCCGAATGTCGGCGTATTTTTTGTGAGTAGATACCGACGAATCAAGAGCGTCAGTTCTTCCATTGTGGCGGTTTGGAGCGGCGCGTATTCGTAAACACCGCGCACCGCTGCGGCGTAAATCACGCCGGCCTCGACGTCGTACGTGATGCCCGGCGGATCGAAAAACGGAACCGGCCCCGGATTCCGCGGGACGGATTGGGCGGCTATTTCGGCGCCGTACACGTTTTGCGGCAACGTGCGGCCGTACAGCGACGCCGACAGCGTATGCGACGACCAGACCGGCGCCAAGAAATCTAGCGGCGCCTTTTGAACCATCGACACCGTTAGCGACAGGATTTCGCCCGACGAACGAAACGCGGACGAATGACGCTGCGACGACCGCGGGGCCGGACAACGCAACGTCCGCGGCGGGCATGGGTCGATCGTCGTTTTCAATCCGAAATAGGAACAAACGTCGGTCGACGGTGAATCCGCCGGGGCGTTGGGGTCGAATCCGTCCGTAATGTCCGCCGGCCGCACGGACCCCCAGTCGCGAATAAGCGTCCGGCCCGCGCAACCAAACCGAAACCGGCCGTTTTGCTCGGGCAGGCTTTCGCGCGTCACGCCGATCGTCGGCACGGCCCCGAGGCTAACCAGCGCGCTCGGGAACGTTTCCGTTTTTCTCGGCCACGATTCCGCGGCCGCCATCAACCACGAAACACGCGTGGCGCAAACCACCGGCTCGTTTTCGTAAGGCTCCCCGGAAGAATCAAGCGGCGGCGTGTTGGGGTCGATTTCCGTTTTCCCGGCCGACGTTTTCGTGTACCACCGCCCGTTCGACTCGTCGACATACGCCACCCGCCATTCCAGCGGGTTGGGGAAACGGGATTCGTCGTCCCAGCGTTCTACGCGGTTGCGGTCGGCAAACACCGCCCCGGCCGGGTTGTAGGTCAACACGAAAAACGCCCCCGGCGTTTGCGGTTCCTCGGGAATGGTCACCGACCACGATTGGTCGCCCACGCGCACCAACCCGCAGCCGGCGACCGGTTCGCCGTCGCTGGTCAACGTGATTTGCTCGGCCAACACTTGGTCGCCTTGCACCCGACCATCGAAAAACCGCAACCCGACGCGCGTCACCTTTTCCGCTTGCGTTCGGGCGCGGAAGTATTCGCGGGTTTGCAACCCGGGATCGTCCAGCCGGGGAAGCGGGGCCATACGGCCGTTGCTCGGGTACGGGTGGACCGTCGCGGTAAACTCGGGAACGCTGGCCGCGTCGTTGCCGAACAAACAATATGGCAACTCGGCCAATTCGGTTTTCTTTACCGTGTACGTGCCAGCCGGGCGGGTTTCCAGCGCCGTAAGGCCGCCGCCGGTCAGGACGAATCCGGCGGCCGTGACATACGCCCGCGGAGCCGGGTCTAGGTCGTCGTCCGACCAACAATAGTTCCCCAGCGTGGACGGCAAATCGTCGTTTAATACAACGGGTTTGGTAGCGTTTACCCACCCGTATTCGACGTCGACGCCGGTTACGGCCGGATCGCCCTCGGTTTGAACCTGCTGCGGGAACCCCGCGTAAAAATCGTGGGGGGCCGACGAGCCGACAATTGGCGGCGTGTCGTCGATTGCGACCGATTCGAAATGTTTTAGGCGCTGCGGATCGCGGCGGCGGTCGTCGAGGCCGTCGCCGGTCCACGGCGGGTCGCTCGACTCGTCGACTTCGTGGACGAACAAATACGAACCGTTTTCCGTCGTGGCCGCCAGCGCCTGCGCCTCGGTCGGATTCGTCAACGTGGTTCGCAACACGCCGTCGCGGTAGACGCGGACCGTTCGTCCCCCAAACGCCACGGGGCCGGGATAGTAGCCGGCCTGCGACCGCGGGTAGGGGGTCGGCGTTGTAATGGCCGTGTACGGATAAATATTGGGGTCGTCTGCGTTCGTAAATTCCGTCGACGGCGGCCTGTTGATTTCGCCAACGTAGTTGCTGCGCGGAATGTCGTTTTGACCGAACGCGGTAACGTATCCGCCAGTTTCGTCGTTTTGCCCAATAAATCCGCTTTCCGGCCAAATCACCAAACCGACGTTCGGCGTTCCGCCGCCATCCCACACAACGCGTTCCGAACCGCCGAACACCAACAACGATTCGTCGCCGCGACCCGACAACCACGGGGCCAGTGTTCCGCCGGGCAGGCCCGGGGGAGCATCCGGCCAAAACGGGAACCGGTAGGTGGTCGCGGCGCCGGGCATGGCAACAAAAAACCGGCGGACGACGGCGGCCGTTTCGCCGGCGGCGGCGATCGTGATGGACGATTCCCCGGATTCCGGGGCGACAAACGCCCAAAACGCTTGGATTTCAAAATGGTTACCAAACACGCCAACCAACGTGGATTCGCCGTCCATCGCGCCGCCGTCGTCCGTCCATTGGCCGCCGGCCTGCGTCAGCGACCCGCCAACGTCATTAACCGTAACCCATGGCCGGGAACATTCGATGGAATACGGCCCGGCCGCGTCCATGTTGCGGGCCTGCAAATAGAAGTATTCCCATTGCGAACTTCCCGGCCCGATCCGATCGTAGAACTGGAAAAAATCCCGCGGCGTTCCGGTGCGGTGCGCAAACGGTTCTTCATAAACCATTTGCCCCCACCGCTTGCCGACGACGCGGTGGCCGCGGTAGTTGTCGCGAGGATCGCAGCCGCAACACGCGCAATCGTCCGCCATCACATTTGGCCCAACGACCAATAGGGGGTCGGCTCGGGTTCCTCGACGCCGGCCGCGTCACCGTTGACGACCAGCAATCGAATTGGCCCACACGGGGCCGAAACGAGTTGCGTGACGTCGCGATACCGGCCCACCGCGTACCGGTGGCCCAAACTCAACACGCGCACCTTACACGGGAACACGCCGCCCACGGCGAACCGGCCAGCCGCGCCAACGGCGACGGGTTCTAACGCCACGGCCATAGCATCGTAAGCGTATTCTGGCCGGCGACCGGTCAGGACTGGCCGCCGGATAAACTCCCTAGCCGCCTCGTCGATCGTTGTTGGTTCGTCCGCTTCTATGTCGCCGGCGCCCGGATTGACGACTAACCCGTTCACGGCCAACGCCCCGCCGAGCGGGACCGGATACCCACTATCGTTTCGGATAATGGCAACGGTCGCGGCCCGAGCGATCCCGGCCGTATCGCCCGGGGCGAAATTTCCGCGCGTCCCCAAAACCAAATCGGCGGCGTCCTGCGCGCGGTTCCACGCGCGGGCCGAAATAGCCGACGATAGTTTTTGCCCCGCGGCAATGCGGCCCGGTCCCGCCATCATTCCACCCCAATACCGAGTTGCGAAAAATCTTCCTCGCGGTAGACCTCGTCGACATACACGGCGCGCGGTCTTTTCAGCAAAACTTCCGACGCCACCGCGTCCGTGTACCGAACCCACAGGTATTCGTGGCCGCGTTTTTCTATGTCTTGAATGTCTCCGACCGCTAATGCCGGAATCGTTGGCGAGTCGCCGCCCGCATTAGGGGAGGCCGCAAATTTGAACGTCAGCGACCACGGCCCGTCGCCTTTATCTTCGTCCCATTCTTGGCCGCCGCTTGCGCCTAGGAACAACACTTCCCCGCGCTTGAACGTTCGAAACGCCGCGGCGTTGACCGAGCCGGTGAGCCACGACAGTTTTCGGATATAGGCCGAGTCGATATAGGCCGTCGGGACGTCGTATTGTTCGGACCATTGCAATTGCGGCACGACAATGTCCACGCCGGCGACACTGTCACCGTCAACGTTAATGGCCTTTTTCATGTCCGGCCCAGACCCGTAGACGCGTTCGCCGCGGGCCTGCGTGATATGTTGCGTCGCGCCGCTGGTGTCAAACGACCGCGAACGCCGCAACGGGTCCGGTTCGCTATCGTCCTCCGCGCCGTCCTTTTCGTAGTTGATCGTCAGTTGCCAACAATTGTCGCCCAAAAACGACAACGAATAGGACTCGTAACGCAGTCGATTTTTCGGCTGGCCCGGGTATTGCCAGAAATCCATAGATTGCTGGATTCGCAGCCGGACGTCCGAATGGACCTCCAAATCGTTCGCGGTCCCAAACAATTTGAACGACTTAACGTAGGTTGACGTCGCCTTTTTACCGAGTCGGTAAATGGTCGACGCCCGCGACGCGTTGTCCTCAACCCAAATAAGTGGCATGGTTAGGCCGTCGCCGTCAGCGCCTCCATATCCCGAGTGTTCGCGGCAATCTCGTTAAGCGCGTCGAGTTGCTTTTGCGCGAGCGACGTTCCGAACCCGAGGCCGCCAATCGCCATGGCCGAAAACGTCCCGGCGGCGTCGGCCTTGGATTCGTCGGCGGCGGCCCCCGCCATAGCGACGCGGGCCGCTTGGTCGTTCGTCTGGTTTTGCGCCTCTATCGCGGCCTTTCGGTCGGCGTTGGCCCTATCAAACTCGGCCCGCCGGCCGGCCAGTTCCTCGCGTTTGGCGGCGAGCCGGGCGTTAACGTCGTCGATCGCGGCCCGACGTTCCTCGGCGCGGCGGTCGTTTTCGGCCAGCCGGCCGGCGGCCGTCGCGTCTGCGTTGGCGTTCATGGCGTCGATACGCGTTTGGGTATCGGCGGCCGTTTGTTCGTTTTGCTTGGCGGCCTCGGCGGCCCGCTTTTCAATGCCCGGCCGGGCCGTTTCCCGTTGCCGGGCGCGGGCGGCCATTTCGTTGTCGACCTTGGCGTTTTCGGCCGCGAGGTCGAAACCTTCCTTGATAAACGACTGAACCCAATTCCACGACTTGCGGACCGCGGCAACCATGCCGTCCCACGCCGCCAATACGCCGTTAACGACGTTATCAAACGCCCCGGCGATATAGGCGCCAAACGTGTTGAACGTCTGCGACACGCCGGACCAGACGGATTCCCACAACGTCGCAATGGACGTCCCCGCATACGTAAACGTGTTTTGGAGCAACGCCACGAACGGGTCGACATAGGACATAATGGCGGCTTGCCCGCGCAGCCATGCCGCTTGCAACCCGAGCCATAGCATTTCGGCGGCGCCCGCGAGGTCGCCCATAGCGATAGCGTCGGAAATGCCGCCGAACGTGGTCGTGGCCGTCGTGTAAAGGTCCGAAAACACGGTTTTGGCGTCGGACAACACGCCGCCAAACGCTTCCCCGATCCCGCCGGCGGCCTGCGACGCCAATTGCCCAATGCCAGAAAACGCCGATTGGATCGTTCCGCCGAACGAATAGGCGAGCGCCGCAATGCCGCCGACCGCCGCCGCGAGCAATGCCAGCGGCGCCAGCGGGGCCAACCACGCGGCCGCGGCGGCCGCCGCCGACGCTACGCTGGCCGCAGCCGCCCCGGCCGCCGCCGCGATATAGGAACCCAACCCGGCGAGCGCGGCGGCCACGAACGACCCCACGCCCCCGAGGGCCGTTACGGCCCACCCGGCCGCGATCCCGGCCGCCGACCGGATCGTGGCCGGCAACGTGGCAAGGGTGGCCGACACGTACGCGGCCAACCCGGCGACCGACGACGACACGAACGCGGCCGTGGCCGGGAGGGCGGACGCGAGCCACGCCCCGGCGATCCCCGCGGCCCCGGCGATCGTCGAACCGACGGCGGCCGCAATCGACCCGACATAGGCGGACACGGCGGACGCGGCGGACGTCACGAACGACCGGACCGCCGCCGCCGCCGTTTGCACGTAGGCCCGGGCGATCGTGGCGGCCCCCGTCACCGACGCCGATACGGCGGTGGCGACGCCGGTAAGGTAGGACGAAATGGCCGTGTAGTACCCGGTGACGAAAGACCGGATTCCGGCCGTGGCGGTCGTGGCCCACGCCGTCGCGATGGTATAGGCCGCCGTGACGGTGGCCCGGGCGGGCGCCGTAATCGCGGCAAGGTCGGACGCGAGGGCCGTTCCGATCGCGACGCCGAACGACCGGACGGCGGCCAACGCTGCCCCGCCGTAGGCTGCGGCAATGGCCCCGGCAGACGCGACGGCGGACGCCGCGGCGGCCGCCAAACTGCCGGCGGCCGACAACACGCCGGCCCCGGCCGTTGCCGCATACGCGGCCACCGACACCAGCGACCCGGCAAACGATAGCGCGGCGTTGGCCGCCACCAACCCGCCGCGGACGAACTGCGACCCGATCGCCGCGGCCAGCGACACGACCGACCCGACGGCCACGGCCGCGCCGGTCGCGAGCGTCGACAGCAACGCCCCCAAAATGCGAAACGGCGCCAACACGGCCCCGGCGATCCCGGCGACACCCTTAAGGCCGTTCGTAACCGCGACCAGCGTTTTCCCGAGGGCCGCAAGGCCCATTCCCGCCACCGTGACGGCGGCGGCAACTTGCAACGCGACGCGTACCAATCCCTCGTTTTCGCGCAGGTATTTTGAAATTGCCGCCGCGTTGATTGCCAGCAAATCGGCCACGGTCGACAGCGTCGGCGCGAGGGCCGCCCCAATCGCGTTCCGCACCGCGCCGGCGGCGGCCCCGAGCCGATTCATAGCGGAACCAAACTCGTTGGCCGCGGCCGCGGCCTCGCCGGAAACGACGATCCCGAGCCGTTCGGCCTCGGCGGCCATTTCGGCAATTCCGGCGGTCCCCTCGGCAATCATGGGCAGCAACGCCAACCCGTTTTTGCCGAATAGTTTCATGGCAAGCGCCGCCCGTACCGCCGGGTCGGGGATCGCGTGAAGCGCCTGCACGATCGCCATGAACCGCTGTTCGGGCGACATTCCCGCGACTTGGTCGACCGACAACCCGAGTTGCCGCAACGACGCCGCGGCGTCGTCCGACACGTTGCCGGCGTCCGCGAACAGCCGGTTTAACGTGACGATCCCGCGGCCGACGTCGTCCAACGTGGCCCCGTTTTGTTGGGCCGCGTAGCCGAGTTTCGATAACGACTCGACGCTAACGCCGGTTCGTTTCGACAGGTCCAGCAACGCGGACCCGGCGGCCGAAAACGATTTCGTGGCGGCGACCATCCCGCCGACGGCGGCCCCGCCGATGGCGGCCAGCCGGACACCGATTGCGGACAGGTCGGCCCCGAGGCCGGCAATTGACCGCTTTAGGTTGTTTAACGCCCGGTAAAACGCGCGCGGGTCGGCGCCGATTTCAACGTATGCCGACCCTGCCCGAACGCCGCCCGCGGTTGCCATGTTGTTTCAACCCGTCGGGAGTTTGTACCAATCGGGACCGAGTAGTTTTTTGATTTCCTCGGGCGTCGCCTCGCGGCCTTTCGGCTTTTTGGCGAACGGGTGGAATTTATAAACGTCGTGTTTCGGGGAATGTTTGTCGCGGTGGAGGTTCGCGTTTTGGCATAGGATCGCGGCCGTATGCCACCAATCGTTTTCTAGGCGGGCGGCGCTTGCGGCGGCGAGTTGTCGGTAGGTCCATTCGCCGGGGTGGACGCCGAGGATTCCGGCGGCTTCCCAAATGGCGTCCCAGACAGACTTTCCACGTTGAGGGTTTCCATTTGTTCTACGGCCTGCGTCATCACCCGGGCCGACAGTTCGTCGAACTTCTCCGCCATCTTGGCGACGATTTGACGCAGGCCCAACGGGAAAAAATCGACGACCTCGGCCTCTAACGCCTTGGCGGCGTGTTCCAACGACTCGCCGCGCAGACCGTCTAAGAAATCGTCGCGGGTCAACCCGCGGGCGTCGACTTGCCGGAAAACGATCGCGTACAAAACCTCCCCGAGTTTGCCGAACTGCGTCCGCAGTACGGTTAGGGTCTGGTGGATCGTGGCGACGTCGACGAGGTCGAACGGCACGGTTCGCCGCACCAGTTTGGTTCCGCCGTCCGGCTGCGATTCCTCGGCGTCGACGTCGACGGTGACCGTGTCGCGAACCCGTAGCGCGCTCGCGACCGTCAGCGCGACTTGCCACGGCCGGCCCTCGTTGTCCCGAAACTCCCGCATTCCTTGTCCCTCCGGTTACAGAATCCGCAAACCCGACTTGGTCAACCGAACCTCAAACGTAAACGTGGCAACGCCGTCGACGGCCGTTGATTCGGAAATGCCGGTCACGACGCCCGGGAACGACCACCCACCCGCGCCGCCGGATACAACCAATTCCTCGCCGCTGGCGATTGCGCCAAACATTACGCCGAGGCTATCGGAATTGTTGACCTCCACCGACAACACGGTGTCGCGGCCGGTCGGGTACACGCTGGCATACCGGCTCCCGTACTCGTCGACGTCGATTGTTCGGGCCGTGGCCGACGCGCTCACCGACCGGACGCCGACGACGTTCCCGCCTACCGAAACGGTGCAATCCTTGCCGAGTACGATCGGCACGGGTCACCCCTTGCGACAGGTAACCGTGAACGTGGTTGCGCCGTCCACGGCGACGTTTTCGGCAATCGACATCACCGACCAATTGCCGTTCGACATTTGCGTGGTGAGCGACGTCACCAACCCGTCGGGGTCGTGGCACTCAATCTCCCACGTTTCGGCCTTAAACCCGGCCTTGTTGCACCGATAACCGGGATTGCCGGACGAACCGCCCACGTTTTCGCGGTTCGTGACGTCGACCAATTCCTGTTCGGTCGTGAACGTGGCGGAAATCACGCCCGTTCCGAATGGCGGGTCGGTATGGTCTTTGCCGAGAATGATTGCCATTGCGTGTCCCTCTGGTGGTTAGTCGTCTTGCGACTCGTTGCGCGACGCCGAAACGGTGTAGGTCACGATCCCGTCGATTGGGGCCGACTCGGCAACGTTCGTCACGACATACGTAACCGTGCCGGTCTGCGTCCCGGCCAGCGTGAACGTATCGCCGGCCTCCACGCCCGGGGCGTCGATACACTCGACCTCTACCGTTTGTTCGATCAGCGCCTTTCGGTAGTGGCGCTCGGTGTCACCGAATTTCGTGACGTCGATTTCGGCCGCCGACTGCGTCACGGCAACGGAACGGGCGTTGGCAACGCCGCTAATCGTGACGTCTTTTCCAAGGGTGATCGTCGCGGGCATGGGGCGATTTCCTCGCGGGTGGTGTCCCAAAACTACCGGGGCCGACACGCGACCCCGAGGGGGTATGGTTCGGCTACGGCCCGCGGATTTGGTCGCGGAATTGCTCCGCGATTTTCGGGAGCGCCTTTGCCAACCCCGGTCCCATGTACGGGCGTTTCGGGTAGCGGGCGGTCCGCGTAATCGTGGTCGCTTGCCAGTTGCGGGTATAGGCTCGCGAGCGGTACGGGTCGTTTCGCCATTGGGCCACGCCGGGGTTCGCGCGTTGCCATTCGTCCGGCTGCGTGTAGTCCTGCCCGGTCGGGAACCCGACCCACAACCGAACGGTTTTGTTGCCGCCGAATTCGTGTAACGCGTTCAACCACGGGACACTAACGGGGCCGACCACGACCGAGTCGGACGCCCGGTCATACACGAATTGCATATCCCACCGCATAAACCCCTTGGGGAATCGCGACGAGCGGTAGGTCGACAGCCGGCTCGGCTCCGACTTGCGACTAGACCACCGCAACATTCGATAGTCGCGGCCCGAAACGTTGATTGTTTCGGTCGTCGTTTCCGAATACGCCCCCGACAAACTTTTTAGTTTGATTTCGTTTTGTGAGCGCCGGTAGACGATCGCGCCGGCTTGCCGCAACCCGCGCTCGCGCCCTTTGTCGACCGCTTTCGACAAATGATGCCAGTTGAATTTCCCGCGCGTTAGTTTGATTTTGCCGATCATTCGCGGAAGGTCCGATAGGTGACGGCGACCACGGCCCGCCATACGTTGCGATCGGCCAACCCGTCGTCGGGGTTGAGCGTGGCGGCCACCGCCACCGGCGACGTTACGCCGGTCGGCCATTCAACGTCGCCGGTCCACGCGTGGCCGCGGATCGCGTCCACGATTTCGTCGGCCAACGTCAACATGGCGTCCGCCGCCGCGTCGGTGGCCGCCCGGCCGCCGATAAACACGTTTACGGCGTGATCGTATTGCCATTGCGTCCGGTTAACGCGGGTCGTTTCCATCCCGCCCGGCGTGACGGCAACGCGCGGCAACGCGTAATCTTCCGTCGTGTAGGTCGGCCAGTTTTGCCGAATCACGACCGGCTCGGCGCCGCCGGAAAACTCGGTCGCGGCGAGCGAATCGGCCAACGCGTCGCAAATCGTTTGTAGTTCGCTCACGCGACGGCCTCGACGGAACGGGCGGCGAGAATGGCGGCCATGCCGCGAACGTTGGCGGCTATCCGCGCGTCCTCGGGGAAGTCTGCCGCAGCCTGCCGGGCGAACGTTAGGCCCTCTGGCCGGCGGCCCGTTTCCCATAGGGCAATCGACAACAAATCGGCCGCGGCCCCGCGGGCCGCCGGATCGGTGGCGTGGGTTCCCGGCCCGTCGGCGGCCACCGCCCGGCCCGCGTAGTCGACGACCTCGGCCCACCGCCGGCCAGCGTAGGCGAGCCGGGCGAGCGCCAACCACGCGTCCGGCTCGGCGGGGGCGGCGGCCGCCGCGGCGTGGAGGTCCGCCGGGTCGCCGGCCAACCGGTAGAGCGACCGCCGCGCGTAGGATTCCTCGGTCGGCGTCCGGCCGGGCATTTCTAGGTATTTGCGGAACGCCGCGGCCGCCCCCGCGTGGGATTCGTAATCCATCTCGCGGGCCAAATACCACTGCGCCCGGGCGTCGTGGGGGGCCTCTCGGGCCGCAATCATCAACAACGGCAAATCGGATTTATGGCGCTTGCCGGCGTCGCGGTGGTGGTGAATTTCCAACCCGGCCGCGGTCGCCTGCCGGGCCGGCAACGCCCACGCAATTAGGCCCTCATGGGTGGCCCCATTCCACCGGAACCCGACCCGCGCGTGGACGCGGTCGGAATGGAACACCAACCCCGGGCGGCCGTCGGGCCGCCACGACCAAACGTACCGGTAACGGAGTTGATTGACCCCGTCGACCCACGCCCGTTCGATCGCCTCGCGCCACCCGGGTTGGATTCGTTCGTCGAGGTCCAGCCGGATACAAACGTCAACGTCCGCCGGCAAATGGTAGAGCGAAAGGTTATGGGCGTCGTCCCACCGCCACGGGACGACGTTGCCGTGGGTCACCGTCACGCCGGCGGCCTCCAATGCGGCCACGGTCCCGTCGGTCGACCCGGTGTCGGTCACGATCCGAACGTCGGCCCCGCGGCACGACTCGGCCCACGCGGCTGCGTGTTTTTCCTCGTTGCGGGCCAGCGCGTATACGCCGATTTTCATTGAATAACCGCGGCCTGCCGTAGTCCGTCGTGGAAGAAATCGACCCGGCGCCGCTTTTCGGCGGCAAACTCGGTCACGGCCGCGCGAACCTCGGGGTTGCAACAATCGTCCGCGAGGATCGCCGGAACGTGGGCCACTAGCCGCAAATCGGCCAATGCCCCGCGGTAGGAATGGTCGCCGTCAACGTGCGCGAAATCGGCCGGCGGGAGGGACCGGACGGCGTGGGAATCCACCACGACCAACGTTGCGTCGATTTGCCACCGGGAAACGACCGTTTGCCAATGGGCCAGACACCGCAACGAATCGTCGTCGGCGGCCCCGTCGATACATAGATACCGGGCGTCGGGGGCCTCGAGCGCGAAACACGCGAGCGAATAGCCGCAGCGTGTTCCAATTTCTAGAATTCGACGCGGCTTAAGGTCGGCCACGACCGAGGCTTTTTTCGCGTAGTGGGACACCACGCGGTCGTCGAGGGTAAACCAATCCGCGGGCATCCACGCCGCGGCCAGCGTGTCACGGACTCGGTCGGTAAAGGTCGACGCCATGCAACAACGCCTCGACGTCCGCGGCCGGGATCGCGACTAACCACGCCTCGGCGTCCCGAACGCCGAAACTCACGACCACCGAACCGTCGAACACGGCCAACCCGGCGGCAAACTCAATCGCCCGAGGCTCGCGGAACGCGAACGGAAACGACACCCGCCGCAGGGTGGCCGTATTGTCGAACCATACGAACCGGTGTTCGTAGGCCCTCTGGTTGCCAATCGCGGCGACTTCGTGGACGACGGCCAAATACCCGTCGGCAAACGGGACCAGTTGCCCGCCGCCGCGGAACCGGCTGGCAATATGGGGGGCCTCGCCGCGGCGGTGGAGTCGGTAGGCCCCGGCTATATCGGGGTCGGCGTCCACGGTGACGGCGTGGCCGTCGTGGTTCGCCGCGTACAACCACCCGCCGGCCAGCGGCCCGCCCTCAACCGCCATCCAATTTTTTTCGTGTTCCTGACAACTTAACCCGTCGAGGACGCGCAGGCCCGATAGGGTGGCGGCCGCCGGGTCGAGGTCCGCAACGCCGATCCGGCAACGGCCGTCGAATGGCGCGGCGTTCCGCACCGTGGCCGACACCCCGAGGCCGCCGCCGGGCGTGGTTCGCAGCCGGCAATCTTCCAACCCGGTTACCGGGAAATCCGTCGTCGCATACTCGGGGCCGGCCAGCAACCGACACCGGGCCGCCGCGAGGTCGTCAAACTCCACGAATAGGTTTTCGGTTCGGATCGTCTGCCCGTCCTCGGGCGGGATTACATACCGCCCGTCGACGATCCGGTAATTCGACGATCGCACCACGCCGACGAGCCGGCCGTCGTGAACGATGATTGACGGATTGAACAGCGACCACCCGTGGCGGGCCGGGTCGACGTCCAGCCGCACGAACCGACACGCCGCCCATTCGTCGAGGGCCGGTTGATAAAAAACGCGGTTGTTGCGGGTTTGCATTTCCACGGGTGGCGGCAACGGGACCGACAACAACCGTTCGCAGGCTCGCCGGCCGGCGTCGGTTTCGCCGGCGTAATACGCGTGGACGGCCAATTGGAAAAGATGGTCAAGCATGGGCCAGCGTTACGCGATTTTCAGCGTTCCGCTATCGTTATAAATCGCGCCGGCGGGCAGGCCCGAGGACGACGTCGGAATGGTGGAGTTGGCAACGAAATACGTTCCGTCAAAATGAAACGCCGACGATTGCCAGCCGGCAACGCCCGTCGAGAGTTGCCATTGGTAGAAATTGGGATAGGACGTCGTGTCCTCGTTTTTGATTGGCGCCACGCCGGTGGCGACCCACGTTGAATACATACTGTCCCACCGCAGCATATCGCCGGCGTTGCTGCCCGACATAACCGCGCCGGGGCCGGTTGGTCCCGTGACCACAACGGGCGCGGTCGCGGTCCACGTTGCCCCCATCGAATCCCACACTAGGGTATCGCCCGCCATCGAACCGGCGGGCAGGAACGACGGCCCGGTGGCGACCCACGTTGCCGCCGTGTTATCCCACCGAACGACGTCCCCTTGCGCGGTCCCGGTTGGGAGCGACGAACTAACAACGGGGCCGGTCACGACCCACGTTACGGCCATTGAATCCCACGACAAAATCGAACCGTCGGCGGACGCCGTCGGTAGCGCCGATCCGCCGCCGCCGCCGCCGCCGAAATCCGGCCCGGTGGCGATCCACGTTGCCGCGCCGGCATCCCACCGAATAACGTCGCCGTCCGCGGACCCGTTGGCGACGGCGACGCCGCCGAAATCCGGCCCGGTTGCCACCCACGTTGAGCCGGTGGCGCTCCACCGCAAAACGTCGCCCTCGTTGGCCCCCGTCGCGAGCGACGACGACACAACCGGACCGGTGAGCGACCAGACGGAATTGGAGTTGTCCCACGCGATAATTTGGCCGTCGGCGTTACCGCTGCCCACCGACGGAAAAAACGCCGGCGCGGTGGCGACCCACGTTGCCGCGTTCGACTCCCATTGGACAATGTCGCCGGCGTTCGTCCCCGCCATCAATTGCGTTCCGCCGCCAGCCGGCCCCGTGGGACCGGTGGCGCCCGGGTCACCCGGCTGGCCCGCGCTCCCGCCCGGCCCCGTCGGCCCGACCCCGCCCGACAACCCGGCCGCGCCCGTGGCCCCCGTGGCCCCGACACTGCCGGCCGCGCCGGTGGCCCCGGTGGCGCCGACCGAACCCGCCGAGCCGGCCGGCCCCGTGGCGCCAACGCCGGTCGGCCCCGTCGGGCCGGCCACGCCGGAACCGGCCAATTCCCACGCGTCGCCGTTCCACCGGTAGGTACGGCCGCCGGTCGTGTGCTGGTCGTTAACGTTGGGCGACGACGGAAACGAAATCGGCATGGTTCACCCCTCGGCTAGTTGGTCATTTTCATTACGCGCCACGTTGTCCCGTCCCACACAATCCACGCCGGGTAAAACGCGTACACGGTCGTTACGGCGGCCGCCGCCGACGTTTCGACGTCAATCCCGAACCCCGAGGGGTCCGATACGTTGTTGATTACGAAATCAAACCCGGTCGGCGGACTCGCCGGCAAAACAACGGTGGCGGTTGCCGACGAGTCGGCCGTGTAAAAATGAAACCGCGGGTTCGACGTCGTGAGCGTCACCGGCGACGCCGCGGCCAGCGTGGCGACGGTGGCCCCTGCGCGTTCGGTCGCCTGCGCGCCCGTCGGTCCCGTCGGGCCGCCCGACGGCCCCGTGGCCCCAACGCTGCCCGTCGGGCCGCGTTCGCCTTGAACGCCAATCTCTACCCACACGCCGGCGTACCGGACGAAATATTTCCCGGTGTCCTCGTCTAACCAAATCGCGCCCTCGGTCGACGTTACAGGCGCGGCGGTTTCCGAATAGAATTCCTGCCGGCCCGTCGGCCCCGTGGCGCCGACGCTGCCCGTTGGCCCCGTCGCGCCGACGCCCGTTGGCCCCGTGACGGTTGATTGTGGCCCGGTGGCGCCGACGCTGCCCGTCGGTCCCGTCGCGCCGCGAACGCCCGTCGGTCCCGTGATCGTCGACATTGGCCCCGTGGCGCCGACCACGCCCGTCGGTCCCGTCGGGCCGGACGAAACGTCGAGGCCGGCGCCCCACCCGTCGATCGTTTTGGGGCCGTACAAATACTTGCCGACTTTGTCCAAATACAAATCGCCCAACGTCCCGAGCGCACCGGTCGGCGCACCGTTGCCGGCGAGGACCGGCGACGCTCCACCCGTTGGCAAACTGAAAAACGGCACGATCGACCCCCGTTACGGTTGCCACCCGATTTCGACCCATACGCCGGCGTGGCGCACGAAATAACGCCCGGTGTCGGTGTCCAACCACGCGGACCCGTCGGCCGCGGTCGGCGGCGTCGACTGCCGGTAGATTTCGCCCGGGCCGCGGTCGCCGGTCGGCCCCGTGGCCCCGAGGCCGCCGGCCGAGCCGGCTGGACCCGTGGCCCCGAGGCCGCCGGCCGAGCCGGCTGGACCCGTTGCGCCGACGCTGCCCGCGGCCCCCGACGGCCCCGTGGCGCCGACGCTGCCCGTCGGTCCCGTCGGACCAACGGTCGACGCGCCGGCCGCCCCGGTGGCCCCGACGCTGCCCGTGGGTCCGACGCTGCCCGTGGGGCCGACGCTGCCCGTGGGGCCGACGACGGACGCGCCAGCCGGCCCCGTGGGACCGACAGTCGTTGACGCTGGCCCCGTAGGCCCGGCGACGGTGGACGCTGGCCCCGTCGGCCCCGTGGCCCCGACGCTGCCGGCCGCCCCGGTCACGCCGACGCCGACGGCCCCCGTCGGACCCGTGGGGCCGAGGTTCACGAAATAGCCGGCCAACGTGTTGAGCGTGGCGCGTTTGGTCGTGCCGGACGCGACGAGCGGGACCGAGTCGGTCCCGGCGACGCCGGTAACGAGCGGGAGTTGCGATATGCGCCTAGTTGCCATTGCTCACGTTTCCAGCAACCCGCCACCCTCGGTCGTCAACTCGTCGTCGTCCTCGGTCAACACGTAGGAAATCGACGAGTCGGATTGGATCGTGTGAATTCGGACGATGGTTCGAAACGCGTCGCCGTAATGCCATTCGGGGACGCCGCGCGGCGACGCGACTTCATACACGACCGTTTCGCCGTTCCGCGTTTCCGCGATCGAATCCCCGCGGCGCGGCTCCCCGAACGGCAGTTCGCCGGCCGCCACCAAATAATCTCGCGATTCCCACCGTTCCAATACGCCGTTTTGTCCGGCGCCCTCAAATGCCGAACGGCCCACGGCGGCCGTTACGGTGGCGGCGAGGCCGTCGCGAACATACGTGACGGTGGCGCCGGCGTTCGCTTTCAGTTGAGCGGACAACCACGACGCGCCGGCGGAAAGCAAATCGGCCACGGTTCACCTTCGCGCGGGCCACGCGGCCCCGGCTACCGCGTCGATCGGACGCGGTGGCCGGGCCGGGGCGGTTGGTGTTTGGCCTAGCCGAGCAAAACGTCGACGGTGGCGGCGCCGGTCACGGCGGCGGCCACGGCCTTACCGCAGGCCACGCCGGTAGATGCCGCGGTCACGATCCCCGACGCCGCGTAGTAGTTGACGGACGCGCCGGCCGTGATCGACTCGGCCCCCTTGGGCATGGCCCACACGCCGGACACGGCGACCGAGCCGGCCGCGCTTGCGGCGACCGGCTGCGTTGCCACGCCGACGATAGTTCCGATTACCACGACGTCGCCGGCGGCGAGCGCCGAGCCGGGCGTGTGCTGGAGGACGTCGCCCGGCTGAACATACTTTGCCATTTTCAAAACCTCGCGGGGGAAACGGGGAACGGTTGGTTGGTTAGGTCGTCAACGACACGGGGCCGACGCTGGCCGGGCGAGCGGCTAGGCCGCCCGCCCGGGCCACCGTCAGACGTCCATCTTCACGCCGGCGAGATACTCGGCCTGCGACACGCCGACGTCGAAATAGCCTCGCATCTGAACGCCGAGCGTCGCGAAATCCGCGTCGGCGGTTTCCACGATCGGGGATTGCTGCCCGTTGAGGAACGCGACCTCCATAACGGGGAGGTCGGCCGGCGACGCAAGAAGGTAGTAATCGGCCGCGTTGGTGAGGTACGCGGACGACACGACTTGATACCGACCGGCGAACACGTTCGCGGCGGGATTCTGGCCGGTCGACCCCGACACGACGAGGTTCGACGACATCAGTTCGGCCGCCGTAATTTCAAGGTCCACGGGGACCAGCAACACGGCCGGATTCACCGCGAGCGGGTTACCGTCGGGGTCGGTGAGTTTGCGGAACAGCGCGACCGCTTCCTTAAGGCCGGCAATCGACAGCGCCGTGGCGGACGTCTTTTTGTTGCCGCGGGCGGTCGTGAAAAACGAACCGTCGTTGAGGAAGGCCGACCAGAAAAGCCGATTGAGGGCCACCGCGCCGCCGCGGCCGATCCGCTGCGGAAGGGCCGTAATCGCGCCGAGGTCGTCGTTGATAAGGTCCTGCCGGGTGACGCTGGTCATGATCCCGTAGGTATCGGCGGCGATCGTCCTCGACTCGTCGGTGGCGCCGGCGCTCTTCAGTTCGCCACCCGGGGCGACCTTTTCGAACGTGAACGACCCGTTGAGCCGGTACGCGGTGGCCGACTTGAAATCGTTCACGCTGCGAACCGAGGAAATCGACCGCCACGCCGATTCGACGCCGTCGAACCCGGCCAGCAAAAACTTGTTGACGGTCGCGGACAGGATGCCGGAAATGGCATGGGTCGCCCACGCGGCGGCGAGGATCGGCCGCAGCGTCGCGGCCGTGAGCCGACGCGGACCGTCGTAGCCGTTCGCCACGGCGGCCGACACGATCACCTCCCCGAGCGACGCGGTGCGGGCGATCCGGTGGGCCGCTTCCAGCGTCGGCGCCGAATAGTGGCGGTCGAGGCCGGGAAGGTTGCCTTGAATCGCAAAACTCGCCTCGACGACCTCGGGCGTCGGGGCCGCCGGCTGCGTGGCGTGGATGGCGGGGGCGGCCGGGCGGGCGTCGCGGGTCGAAATCAGTTCGTTCATTGCGGCTACCTTCTGCGAAAGGGTTTCGACGGTGGCGGCCAGCGCGGCGGCGGCGTCGGGGGTGGATTCGGCAACGACGGGCGCGGGGGCCTCGACGGCGGCGGCGATCGGGGCGGCGTCGACGGCGGGCGTGGTGTTCGTGGTGTCGCTCATTTGGTTGGGTTCCTCGGCCTGTTCGGCCGCGATGGAAACGGCCGTATCTGCGTCGGCCCCAAGGGTTACGAATGACACCTCCCGCAGAACGGAGGCGCGAACGACGCGGAGCGGCCCGGTATGGGTCGCCCCGTTGATTTGCGTGACGGCGTCGCCGTCGATTTTCTGGTGGCGGCGAACGTCGGCGCCGATGGACGCTTGCCACACGTAGCCGGCGTCGGCCAGCGCCAACACTTGGTTGGCGGCGTCGTTTTTGGCGAGGATTTCGCCCTCGACGACGAGTTTCCCGCCCTCGACGCGGACCGAGTCGGTTTGCCCGAGGATCGCCCCGAGCGTGTAGTCGTGGCCGAGGACGATCGGCAACCGCTGTTTGGCCTGCAAGCCGGCAAGGTCGATCACGACCGGCTCACGCGACCACCCTTGGCGGATCGGCGCGCCCGTGTAAGCCTCAATCGTGAACCGCCGCGGCCCCGGCGCGGCCCCGTCGCCGGCGGCGTCGGCCGCCGCAAGGAAGGTCACGCGGGTGTCGAGGGTGATTTCGTTCACGGTGTCCGCAACGTGTCGGCATTAATCCCGGGCGGCGGGTCGTCGTCCCAATCGTCCCACTCGTCGAATATCGAATTCGGGTTGCGTGGCATGGGTCGCGGTCGCCGCGTCGGTCTGGTCCGCCGGCGTATTGTCGTCGCTCGGGTCGTCGACACTTAGGGGGTCTGGCATGGGCCGCGCGGCGACCTCCAACCCGAGGTCGCGCATTAACTGCCGCTCGGCCGCGATTTGCCGAAACTCGACGTCCCACGACTTTCCTTGTTTGGCGTATTCCGCCGCGTAGGTCGTGGTCAGCGTTTCCAGCCGGTCGCGGGCCGCGCTCGCTTCCTTCGACGGGTCAACGTGTTCGCGCCCGTCCCATTGCCACGCCCAATCCCATTCGGAAAACGGCGGCGTGTCCTCGGGCAGCAACCCGGCCGGCGCGGCCTCGGCCACCCACGCGGACAACATTCGGTCCAAAAACACGCGCTCCAGTTCGTCCCGGCTCACGCGGACCGTGAGGCCGTAAATCTGGTGGTCCATCCGGCCCGACGCGTAGTTGTAACTCGACGAATCCAGCGCGGCGACGTTGTAGGGAATCTGCAAACAGCGGGAGATTTCACCCACGATTTCCCGTTTGAACATGGCATAGGTCGACGTCGGTTGTTCGGCGCGGAGTTGTTCGAACGTCCACCCGTCGGGCAGCGTGACCATTGCCCGTTTTTGGATTTCCATTTCCGCGAACGCGTCGACCTCGTCGACCTCGGCGGCCGGCGAATTGGTGCGCAGGAACCCGGCGAAATCGGCGGCGGTTTCCGCGGCCGCGCAAACGGCCTCGGTATAACGGCGCAATTGCCCGAACAGCCGCAGCGCCGGCGCGACTTCCGATACGCCGCGGTGTTGCCCGGGGCGTTGAGCGCGGAACCAATGGACGACCTGCGACGCGTCGACGCGGCGAAAATCCAACGCCGACACGCGAAAATTCGACCCGGGGTGGAAGTTTAAAACGTGGTAAGCGATCACGTTGCCGACCGAATCAAACTCCAACCCGTCGACGACCGATCCCTCGGGCGTGATCGTCTGCGGCGTTAGGCCGGTTGGCGTCGCGATCATTTCGGCCTCGACCAACCGGACGTCGAGTTGAACGCCCGGCAGACGGTCGTTGGTAACGAACATGGCGAACGCCTCGCCGTCGACTTGTTTGGCGTCGAACAGCGTTCGCAGTTTGCCGGGGAGGTCGATTTGCCAACCCCAATCGAACACCAGACGTTCGATTGCCCGATCGGCGTCGGGGTTTCCGGTCGTGAGTTGCAGCCGCGGCCCGGTCCCGATGAGGTCGTTGGACCGCGTTTCGACGATGCCCGCTAGATACGAATTGTTGGCCCGTTCGTACCGCGCGCGGTTGCGGATCGTGTTCCGCACCGTGGGGGACAGCGCCGCGTCCGCCGCGAACGCGTCGGCGTTGGCCCAATGCCGGCGGTCGTCGCCGCTGGCCGCGGCATCGTAGCGGCTGCGAACCGCCACAACCGGCGCCGCGGGGCGGCGTTTACCACGCCCGAACCACGACGCGAACGACGCCATTTCAGACGGTCCCCGGCGGAATTAGTTTGTTGAACCGCAGACCCCGGCGGGTCGTCGTCTGGCCGCCGGCGGCGGCGTTTTTGGCGGCCAAATACTTGTCGGCTTCGATCATCGCGCCGAGGTCTTGCGCGGTGACCTCGCCGGCGTCCGTTCGGACGCTGGCCGGGCCGCGGGCCGTGGATTCGATCGCGTCCGAAAGGTCGTCGCTCATGCCCCGACGCTACGCGGGACGCTGCGGCAACCCGAGGGGGTATGGTTAGCGGCCGGCCCGCGTCACGCGAATGATTCGTTTGCCGTTGGGGCCGGTCGGAATTTCAACCTTACGCCGCGCGCGGGGTCCGACCTCTGTTCCCGTCGGGCGGACGCCGGCGATTGACGCGGCGACGGCGGCCCCGACCAAACAATCGAAAAAATGATTTTCGCGGCCGGCTAGTTTCCACTCGTCGACGACCCGGCCGCGGGCCTCGGTCCGCACCGGATACTCCGCCGACAAATGGGCGGCCAGTAGGTCGTGGTCCCCCTTATGAAACAACACGGCGTCGGGGTCGCCGGGGGCCAGCCGCAGCCGGCCGGCAACAAACGATTTCCAAAAATTCGTGTCGAACACGGCGGACCGCTGGCCGGCCGATACTTGCCCGACGCGCCAATTCAACCCGATTCGGTCGCCGCGGCCCCGGCCGCGTTCGGTGATCGGCTGCGACGACGCCGCAATACCGCGGCCGTGGGACGGCAACACGACCGCCGCGAACGGCGACCGGCGCGCGAACGTCCGCACCGTCGACGTCGATTGCCCCCAATTCGCGTCGACGAGGATTTGCGCGACCCGCATTGCCAACCCGTCCTCGCGTTTCCATTCGTGGCCGGCGATCGTTTCGACGACGCGGCCGAGGCCGGCGTGCAACGCCCCTTCGAACCCCGCGCCCTTGGCGGCCATTGCCAACGTTCGTTTGGCGGTCGACGCTTCGAAAAACGTCGTCGATTGGTCCGGGTACACGCCATAGGCGACAACGTGGCCGCCGAACGACTCGCCCCACGACGCGAGCAACCAATACAACAACCGGTCTTGAACGTCGACGAACGCGGTAAGCGTTTGATGCCCGAGCGGCACGACGCCGCGCGGAAGGGTGGTCGTCCGCGACGCAAGGTCGGTCGCCACGATCCGGCCCGTATCGCCGTCGTCCGTTTTTGGTTCGTTTTGAAACTCGGCCCAAAAAGCATGGTCGCCGCGGTCAATCCGCAAATTCCACGCGTGTTGGATCGCGGACAACTCGTCGTCGTTTTTCCGCTCGGGCCACGCCACGGCCGCGCCGGCGTCCATCGCGGCCCGGTTCGCCGCGTAGTACGCGTCGGCGGCGGCGGTCCCCGCGCCGGACCGCTGCCCGTCGCGCCGCAGTTCGGCGTATTGCGACCACGCCGCGTCGTCCGTCGGCCATTGGTAAACCAATCGGGTTCGCTCGCCTTGCCATGCCGGGTGGCGTTGCCGGTCCAGCAACCGGTCCGCGAGGTCGTCGGGACGAACGACGGTGACCGTGCATAGGCCGGCGATTTTGGCCCCCGGCCCGGCCAACCCGAGTATGGCGCCCTTTAACACGTTTTCCCGCGACGCGACTTGCGACGGGGACGCGGCGGATTCGTCCGTTTGCGGGTCGTCAATCAAAACCAGCGACGGCCGGACCTTGCGTCCGTCGCAAGCGCGTTTCGCGCTCATGCCGCGAATCCTGCCCGTGATCCCGGCGACGCGGATGATACCGCCCGAGGCCCGCGAGCCGGGGATGGTCGGGAATTGCAATTCGTTCGCCGTCCAATGGATATTCGTTGGTTGCCCGTCGAATAACTGCCCGTTGGCGCGTTGGTGGATTCGCTCTAGCGCGACGATCGGAAACACGACCTCGGGGAAATCCTCCAACAACGCGTCGTTGGTTTCGGCCTCGACCTTGATTGACTCCAACATGGTTCGCGCGTGTTCCTCGTCGGCCCCGACGATCGCGACGAAATCGCGGTAACCAAAAAACAACGCCCACGCGGCGGCGCACTCGACGAGCGACGTTTTTCCGCTTCCGCGGGGCATGGCGAACGCGAACAATCCGCCGTCCCTTACCGATCGTTCGATAGCGGCGATAACGCGCAAATGGTCGGGCGACCATGCCAGCGCGAACGTCGCCGGGAAATACGATTCGCACCACGCGCGAAAACTGGTTGCGGCCGCGGCCTTGCGGGCCGGGTTGACCACCGGCGGGAGCGCTCCAATGTCGCGGCCGGCTCGCGATTGCGATTTGTCCCGGGCGGCGGTCCGCTCGCGGCGGGCCGTGTACGCGGCGGCCGCCGGGGCCGCCGGCGGGGCGGCCGCAACGGGGGCGGGCGGTGGTGTCGATTTGGGCCGGCGGGCCACGGGGTTGGCCTAGCGGTAGAGCATGGCGCCGGCGGCCCACGCGAGCGATTCCAAAACGACCAACCGTTGGTCGAGCGGGAGCCGGCGGAACGCGGGCGTTTCCAAAAGGCCGGCGATCCCGGCGGCCTCGGGCCGCTCGGCCGCGCGCGACTTGCGGGCCTTGGGGCGCGAACGTTTGGCGGCTGGCCGAGCCGGCCGCCGAGCGGCGCGGGGCGTTGGTTTTTTGCGGGTCACGGTTGGCAATCCTCCGCGGG